GCGGTGACAGATGTGTTGACCGAATTAATGATCCCCACAGTCTCGGGTGATGTGAACGAAATGACACCGTCCGATCGGCTTTCTCATTGGAAAGCTGAAAACGAGCGCATCGAATTTGAGAGGACTGTCGGGCAACTTATTCCAGCCGAAGACGTCGCTCGAGAATTTTCGATGATGGCAAAGGCCGTTGTTCAGGTACTCGAGACCTTGCCGGACATTCTGGAGCGCGATTGTGCGCTGGCGCCGGCGGCAGTCATGCGGGTGCAAAACATCATTGACGATCTGCGTGACCAAATCGCGCAAAAGGTCATTGACGCAGAACAGGAGGAGGAAACGACTGAGGAGGATTGATGGCAAAGCGGGCGACTGCCAGGGACATCCGAAAAGATGTGGCTGGTATACTCCGAGCACCGCGCCGCATGCAGGTTGCCGACGCGGTTAGTCAGTATATGCGTGTGCCGATGGGGGCGGGAAACTCGGTGCCCTGGGATCCCAATCTGGCCCCCTACGTTATTGAGCCAATGAACTGCCTGGCATCGCGAGAGTACGATGCTGTGGTTTTCATCGGACCGTCGCGAACCGGTAAAACTATCGGTCTCATTGATGGCTGGATTGTCTATAACGTGGTCTGCGACCCTTCAGATATGTTGCTTGTCCAGATGACCGAAGAAAAAGCGCGTGAGCACAGCAAGAAGCGTCTGGATCGCACATTCCGTAATAGCCCGGAAGTCGCCAAAAAGCTCAGCCCACGGCGCAATGACAACAACGTCTACGACCGAACCTTTCGCGCTGGCAACTATCTGAAAATCGGCTGGCCATCGATAAATATTATGTCCTCGTCTGACTATAAATGCGTAGCGCTAACTGACTATGACCGCTTCCCTGAAGATATCGACGGCGAAGGGGACGGGTTCACGCTGGGTTCGAAGCGTACCACGACGTTTATGTCCGCTGGCATGACGCTGGTGGAGACCTCACCTGGCCGAGATATCAAAAACACTAAATGGAAACGCAGTTCTCCCCATGAGGCTCCGCCGACTACCGGAGGGTTATCCTTATACAATCGAGGTGACCGTCGCCGCTGGTATTGGCCCTGTCCGCACTGCGGGGAACATTTCCAACCGAATAAGGACGTCGTTCAGGGATATCAGGGCATTAACGACCCCGTTATCGCCAGTGAGTCGGCCTACATTGAGTGCCCGCATTGTCAGGAAAAAATCATGCCCAGCGAAAAGCGCGCACTGAATATAAAGGGAGTCTGGCTGCGTGAAGGGGAGCGAATTAATTCCGCGGGAATTAAGACCGGGGTAGCACGCCGTTCGCGCATTGCCTCGTTCTGGATGGAAGGCCCAGCCGCCGCCTATCAAACGCTTTCTCAGTTAGTTTATAAGTTGCTGTCTGCCCAGCAGGATTATGCTATCAACGGCAGCGAGGAAACGCTGAAGGCGGTCACTAACACTGACTGGGGTTTGCCGTATTTTCCTCAATCCAGCCTGGAACAGCGCAAATCAGAAACACTGATGGCACGTTCAGAGCCGGTGACTAAGCGCTGTGTACCCGACGGTGTGCGCTTCCTTGTTGCCACGGTTGACGTTCAGGGCGGTAAAAATCGGCGCTTCGTTGTTCAGGTGGTCGGGTATGGCGCTCAAGGTGAGCGCTGGATTGTTGACCGCTACAACATACGTCAATCGATGCGGTTCGGCCCTAACGGAGAGAGCCTGCCCATTGACCCTGCGGGATATCTGGAGGACTGGGATCTGCTCAGAACGGATGTCCTCGACAAAGTCTGGCCAATGGACAGCAACCCCGATGTTGGTATACCTGTTCTGGCGATGGCGGTTGACTCTGGCGGCGAGGATGGGGTCACGGGTAACGCCTACGATTTTTGGCGCAGATGCCGCCGAGACAGTGTTCACAAACGCGTGTACCTGTTTAAAGGAGACAGCACGACGCGCAGTAAATTGATAACTAAAACCCTGCCAGATAACACCGACAGACCGAACCGTCGCGCCGAGGCGCGAGGCGATGTGCCTTTATATCTTTTGCAAACCAATGCACTCAAAGACCGGATCAGTAACGCGCTCGAACGCGAAACGCTGGGCGCTAACTATGTGCATTTTCCAGACTGGCTGGGAGAGTGGTTCTATGACGAATTGACCTACGAAGAGCGTGACACGGACGGCAAGTGGCATAAGCCTGGGAAAGGGGCTAACGAGGCGTTTGACCTGATGGTGTATGCCCACGCATTGGTTATCTTGCGCGGCTATGAGCGGATCAACTGGGATAAACCGCCGCCCTGGGCGCAGCCGGTTGAAGCGTTACCTCAAGTTGCCGCAGTAGAAAAGCCCGCCGTTATCCCCCAGACCAAAGTATCTAAACCCAAAAAACAGAAGGCCCCTAAAGAGGATAATCCCTCCGCATGGGCAACATCACCAACAGGAGGCTGGGTATGAATCAGGCCGACATTGAAGACATGATCCAGCAGTACCTGAATGCTGAGAAAGCTGTGTTGCAAGGGAAGTCGATCACTTTCAACGGGCAGTCGATGACGATGGAAAACCTCAGTGAGATACGCAACGGCCGTGAAAGCTGGGAGCGGCGCCTGAGTGCGCTTATGTCTGCCAAGCGTCGCCGGCCGCAATACAAGCTGGCGAGGTTTCCACGATGAGTCTTCTAGATGATGCAATAGGTCTGTTTTCGCCGAAGTGGAAGGCAGCACGTTTGCAATCTCAGTTGAAAATCCATGCCTACGAAGCGGCCATGCCAACGCGTACCCATCGGGCCAAGCGGGAAAATCGCAACGCCAATCAGATGAATCAGTTCGGCGGGCGTTCTCTACGCGAGCAGGCGCGGTGGCTCGACAGCAATCATGATTTAGTGATTGGCCTGCTGGATAAACTTGAGGAGCGCGTTGTGGGTTCACGGGGGATTGTTGTCGATCCGCAGCCCCTCCTTAAAACAGGACTGATGGCGGATGACCTCTCCAAGCAGATCAGGGCCGCATGGGCTGAATGGTCCGTTTCACCGGAGGTCACCGGACAATTTACCCGCCCTGTGCTCGAGCGCCTCATGGCACGGACTTGGCTACGAGATGGCGAGGTGTTCGGGCAGGTTGTCTCCGGCAATGCACAGGGGTTAACCCCCTCGGCAAAAATACCTTTCTGGATCGAAGCCCTTGAACCCGACTATGTCCCACTTGAAGCGAATGACACGGGGAAAGGGCTTTGTCAGGGCGTTTACCTGAATGACTGGGGTTGCCCGACCAAATACATGGTTTATAAAAACCTCGTCACGTCGGGAATTGCACTGGGGAACACCAAAGACATCTCGGCCGATAACATGCTGCATCTCAAGTTTACGCGCCGCCTGCATCAGGTTCGCGGTAACAGTTTGCTTTCAGGGATCCTGATCCGCTTGAGTGCGCTCAAGGAGTATGAGGATTCGGAGTTAACCGCGGCGCGTATCGCCGCCGCCTTGGGCATGTACATCAAGAAAGGGGACGGTCAGTCTTATGACGAAACCAAGGATGACGACAGGGAGGTCAATATAGAGCCTGGCATGCTCTATGACGATTTATTGCCGGGTGAAGACATCGGGATGATCAAATCTGACCGACCTAACCCTAACCTTGAGACGTTTCGAAACGGCCAGCTTCGCGCCGTAGCCGCGGGCAGTCGGGGCAGTTTTTCCAGCATTTCCCGCAACTATAACGGAACTTACAGCTCTCAGCGACAGGAGCTGGTGGAGTCATTTGAAGGCTACAGCATACTGCAGGATGCGTTTATCGCCGCCGTCACCCGCCCGATGTATCGCAGTTGGCTGAAAATGGCGATCAGTGCCGGAGTGATCACGGTCCCGGTCGATGTTGACAGGAGTACGCTCTTCAATGCCGTGTACAGCGGCCCTGTTATGCCGTGGATTGACCCGCTAAAAGAGGCTAACTCATGGCGCGTGCTACTGCGCGGCGGTGCAGCGACAGAAGGGGACTGGATCCGCGCCCGCGGTGCGAATCCGGGGGATGTTAAACGTCGCCGCAAGGCGGAAGTTGATGAAAACAGAAAGCTGGATTTGGTGTTCGACACGGACCCGGCAAATGATAAAGGGGCAGCCAGTGCGCAAGAGCAACAGCAAGACAAAAAAGGGTAATCCGTTTATGGCGCCGCATGCCTCAGCCGCGGACAAGAGCTGGTTCCGAATGAAAGCCAGCGGCGAGAAGTCCGCGGACATTTTTATCTACGACGAGATTGGCTACTGGGGTGTCACGGCCAAAATCTTTGCCAACAGCTTAAAAGCCCTCGGGGATTTGGATCATATCAACCTGCATATTCACTCTCCGGGTGGGGATGTGTTCGACGGTATTGCTATCTATAACCTGCTAAATAGCCATCCGGCGTCAAAAACGGTGTATATCGACGGTCTCGCGGCCTCTATGGCCTCAGTTATCGCGATGGTAGGTAATCCCATCATCATGCCTGAAAACGCCATGATGATGATCCATAAGCCCTGGGGCATTACTGGGGGTGACGCCAACGATATGCGCGACTATGCCGACCTTTTGGATAAGGTCGAGGACGTGCTTATCCCGTCTTACGCCAAAAAAACGGGCAAAAGCACCGAAGAACTGGCCGCCATGCTGGGGGAAGAGACCTGGATGACGGCACAGGAGTGCCTGGAACACGGCTTTGCCGACGAAATATCTACCGCGGTTCAGGCAATGGCCCGCATAAATTCAAAACGTATCGAGGAATTCGACGCTATGCCAAACTCACTGAAAAGCATGATCACTAAACCGAAGGCCACTGTTCAGCAGCCTGCCCCTGCACCGACGCCACAGCCAGCCCCGCAGCCGTCCAATCTGGACGAAGCGACTATTCGTAATCAGGTATTGGCCGCGCAAAAACAGCGCGTTACCGGTATCAAAGATCTGTTTGCAATGTTTGGTGGGCGCCATCAGGAACTGCAGGCTGAATGCGTCGAAGATATCGATTGCACGGTAGAGCAGGCCAAGGACAAGCTTCTGACGATGCTGGGCAAAGACACTACGCCATCCAATAAAAACGGAAATGTGCACATCCATGCAGGAAATGGCAACTTCACCGGCGACGGTATTCGTCAGGCGCTGATGTCCCGCGCGGGCTATGAAGACCGCCAGAACGATAACGTTTATAACGGCATGACATTGCGTGAGTGGGCCCGAATGTCCCTTACCGAGCGAGGTGTGGGTGTAGCAGCCTATAACCCGATGCAAATGATAGGGATGGCCATGACGCACAGCACGTCGGACTTTGGCAATATTCTTCTCGATGTCGCGAATAAGTCTCTGCTACAGGGGTGGGAAGATGCGGGCGAAACGTTCGAAGACTGGACCAAAAAAGGGCAACTTAGCGACTTTAAAACAGCTCACCGCGTAGGTCTTGGTGGCTTCCCGGCGCTGCGTAAGGTACGCGAGGGCGCAGAATACAAATATGTCACCACGTCTGACCGCGGCGAGCAGATTGCGCTGGCCACCTATGGTGAAATCTTCTCAATCACGCGACAGGCCATCATTAATGATGACCTGAACCAGATGACGGATGTACCGCTCAAGATGGGCCGTGCGGCTAAAGGAACCATTGGCGATCTGGTGTATGCCGTATTGACCACCAACCCTAAACTGTCTGACGGAAAGGCGTTGTTTAGCGCGGACCATAAGAACCTGGGAACGGGTGGAATGGATGTCACCAGTCTGGATACAGCACGCCAGATGATGCGCACGCAGAAAGAGTCCAGCACTGGGCGTTCATTGAACATTCGACCTGCCTTTCTGCTGGTCCCGACCGCGCTTGAAACTGCTGCCAATCAGACCATAAAGTCTGCCAGCGTTAAGGGCGCCGATGTGAATGCCGGCATCATTAACCCGATCCAGAACTTTGCCACGGTTATTGCCGAAGCGCGCTTGGATGATAAAAGTGCGAAAGAATGGTACCTGGCCGCTGCGCAAGGTATGGACACCATCGAGGTCGCTTATCTCAACGGTGTTGACCTGCCTTATATCGACCAGCAGGAAGGGTTTAACTCGGACGGTATCGCGACCAAAGTTCGCATCGATGCCGGAGTGGCGCCGCTCGACTACCGCGGTTTGGTCAAATCCTCCGGCCAGTAGTCGGCTCCTCCCTTACGCTTTACAGCCGCCCGTCAGGGCTTTTTTTATACCTAAAATCCGGCCCATGCAGGGCCGTATGGAGAAATTCCAATGGCTAAGAACTTCATTCAGGACGGTAACACTATCTCGATCACCAACACCGGTAACGAAGACATCGTCAGCGGTAGCGCGGTTGCCGTCGGTGACCTTATTGCCGTGGCAGTCACCGATATCCCGGGTTCGGGAGTTGGTGACGGGCTGGTTAAAGGCGTTTTCCAGCTGCCTAAGCTGTCAGCGGATGTCGTGCCTGCCGGGGCCAAAGTCTATCTTGCGTCCGGCACTGTTCAGCTTGAGGCGACCGACGCCGTTTTTGCTGGCTATGCGTGGGAGGCTGCCGGCGCCGGTGACACCGTGATCGATGTGAAAATCAATGGCTAACGCCTTTGATGCGCTCGCGGCACGGATGGACAGCGTGACGCTACAGCGTTTCGGCAAGCCAATCACCATCAACGGTAATGACGTTGTTGCCGTTGAAGCCCATTTCTTGCCGGAAATGGGGGCGCTAATTGGCGATGGGCTGTCCGTTGTGGTGTTTTCTGACGCCTATAAACCCCGTAAAAACGACGCCGTTTCGTATCTGGGAAAACCCTATATTGTCACCCGCAACCAGTTGTTTAACGGCAAACCTCACATATGGCTTGAGTAGGGAGGTCACATGTCAATCAAAGGGTTAGAACAGGCACTGGTGAATCTGAGTCGCATCAGTGACACCGCCGTGCCAAAAGCCTCGGCGCAGGCGGTCAACCGCGTCGCCGGGCGTGCCGTCAGCCGCAGCAGCTCACGGGTAGCCAAAGAAACCAAGGTTCCCCAAAAGTTGGTCAAACAGCGTGCCCGCCTTAAAAAGGCAACGATGCGTCGCCCCATCGCGACCTTGAAAATCAACCGGGGAAACCTGCCCGTCATCAAGCTTGGCGCGGCCCGAATGCAGATCTCTCGCAAGAAAGGCAATGTGCGGGGAATGGGCAGCGTGCTCAAGATAGGTAAATTCACCTTCAAAGATGCATTTATTCAGCGACTCAAGAACGGCCGCTGGCAGGTCATGCAGCGAAGCGGGAAAACGCGTTATCCGATTGATGTCGTCAAGATCCCGCTCAGCAGCCCGCTTACCTCTGCCTACAGAGAAGAGACCAACGCGCTGCTAGCAAGTGATATGCCTAAAGAGTTAAGGGCCGCGCTCAACAACCAGCTGAGGTTAATTATTTCACGATGATTAAACATCCGCTTATTCGTCAAGCCGTCCTGGACGTCCTGAAACAATCCATCAATGACGAGTCGGTCACCTGGTATGACGGCCGGCCCGCATTTATCGAGGCGGATGATTTGCCAGTGGTGGCCGTTTATATCAGCGATGCCGCACCGACGGGGCAAACGCTGGATTTCGATGAATGGTCAGCGACCCTTCACATCGAGGTTTTTCTCAAGGCGGTCAGCCCCGACTCGGCGCTGGATAGCTGGGTGGAAGAAAGAATCTACCCGGCGATACAGGATATTCCCGCACTGGCTGAGCTCCTCGAATCTATAGCAGCGGAAGGCTACGACTACCAGCGAGACGATGAGATGGCGACATGGGGATCTGTAGACCTTCGTTATTCCATAAATTATTTCATGTGAGGAAACTATGACCACACCTAATCCCCTCGCGCCGACCAAGGGCGCACGCACCACTCTCTGGATATATGACGGGGCAGGCGATCCATTTGCTAATCCGCTTTCAGATATTGACTGGTATCGTCTGGCTCAAGTGAAAGATCTGACGCCCGGTGAGATGACGGCTGTATTCGTATGATGACAGCTATCTTGATGATGATAACGCTGACTGGACATCTACCACTCAGGGGCAAAAGTCGGCTGGCGAAGCAAGCATCACTCTCGCCTGGAAGCCCGGCGAAGCAGGTCAACAAAAGTTGGCCGGCTGGTTCGACGAAGGGGATGACAAGACCTATAAAATTAAATACCCCAATGGCACGGTCGATGTCTTTACCGGCTGGGTAAGCAGCCTGGGTAAAGCTGTTACGGCGAATGAGGTTATTACCCGGACGGTTAAGGTCTCTAATAAGGGTAAACCACAGTTGGCCGAGAATAATACGGCCGTTATCTCTGTGACCGGGGTGACAGTAGCACAAACTGCAATAACTCTTGCGCCAGGTGCCACCAAAACGGTAGCCGTGGCGATTGTACCAGCCGATGCCTCTGATAAGAGTTATCTGGCCACTTCCACAGACCCCAGTATAGCAACTGCTTCTGTTGCCGATAGCGTGCTTACTATAACAGGGGGCTTAACCGGCAGTGCGAGTGTTGTCATATTAACGAATGACGGCAGAAAAGCGGCGGTAATTTCTGTGACCGTTTCCTGACTTACAATCTTCGCGGGTGAGTAACACCCGCTCTTCTTGAGGTCTGCATGTTTCTAAAAAGCGAGTCTTTTACCTTTAACGGTGAAACCGTCACCCTGTTCGAACTATCAGCACTGCAAAGAATTGAATACCTGAAATATCTTTCAAAGGAAGTGGCTGCATCTCAAGAGGAGGTCAAAGAGGCTGCCATTCTTCAGGCTGAGTTAGTAGAAAAGACTATCCGGGACAGCGCAATGTTGCTGGCTATGTCTCTTTGGCATAACGATATCAAAGGACCCTCGGTCCAGGACTTGAACGATACGGTTCTTTCCAGTTGGCCCGTTACCGCGATTGGAGAGGCTGACTACCGGGTAAAAAAACTTTCTGGCCTGATTCAAGAAGCGACATCCGAAAGTGAGGCAGGTTCAGAGACTGAAATCCTCCCCGCCCCCGTGGAAAAGTCCTAGCCGGCGAGCTGCGATTCGTCATGCGCCTGGCTCGAGAATTTAACCGCCCCGACTGGCGTAGGATGCTTGCCGGCATGACTTCCACAGAATTAAGTGAGTGGGTTGTTTTTTACAAGGAGCACTATTTTCAGGAAAGCCTCGTGGATGCGCATTTCTCAAATCTGAGCCATCTGGCGGTATCACTGATGTGCAGCGAGCATGATCTGACGCCAGCAAGCTTTAGCCTTTTGAGGCAACACACCGAAGTTCCAGAACCGAGCGAAGAGCAGTTGATGTCACTCGCTGAAAGTGTAAGTGGAGGAGTGCGTTATGTCCCAGTCAGTGGGTGATTTGGTTGTTCGTCTTGATGCTGATGCGGCTAAGTTTGATGAACAGTTGGCGTTTGCTCGTAAGCAGTTGGGCGGCCTGGGTAATGATTCCGACATTGCAGGAAAAAAAGGGCAGGAGGCGTTCAATAAGCAGGAACTCGCTGCTAAAAAGGCCGGTATTTCGGTAGGTCAATACAAGGCTGCCATGCGTACTTTACCTGCCCAGTTTACGGATATTGCCACACAGTTGGCGGGCGGCCAGAGTCCGTGGTTAATTCTGCTGCAGCAGGGGGGGCAGATTAAGGACTCATTCGGTGGGCTTCGTCCAACATTCACCGCCTTAATGGGGACACTTAACCCTGTAATGGTTGGTGTAGCAGGGTTAACGGTTGCTGTTGGCGCGTTGGCTTACTCCTTCGCAACAGGACAGGCCATTACCAGCGAATTCAATAAATCTTTGGTGCTGACAGGTGACCGCGCAGGCCAGACGGCCAATAATCTGCTCTTTATAGCCGAAGCGATGGACAAAAACGGCACCTCTTTCGGAAGCAGTCAAGAAGCTCTGATGGCACTGGCGAAAGCTGGCGCAAATTTAGGGGCCAGTTATCAGGGGGTGGCGACGGATATTGCCAATCTTTCTGATGCGACTGGGGCGAAAGTGGAAGAACTGGCTGCAGTGTTCGGGAAAATAACCGCTGATCCGGAAAGTGGCCTCAAGGCGATGGCGCAGCAGTTCGGCAATGTGACGGCGCAGCAACTCGATTACGTAAAGGCGTTGCAGGATGCTGGCAAATATACTGAAGCATTGAATTATGCTAATGGTGTTGCTGCTCAGGGCTTCCGCTCTATGGCCGGCGACATCAAAAATGACATGGGGGCGCTCGAGACGGCAGCAGATGCGGTCGGCGATGCCTTTAAATCGATGTGGAACGGCCTGCTAAGCATCGGTCGAGCACAGTCGCTGCAATCCCAGTTATCCGATGCCACCGATAAGCTGTATGACCTGGACAAGGCTTTACGCAACACAAGCGCTCAGGGCCAGCAGCGTCTTGGCCTCGAAACGGCTAGGGACCAGGCAAGGCAAGCAGTAAATACTCTCACCGATCAGCTACACGCTGAGCAGAAAAAGACGGAAGAGAAGCAAAAACAGGCAACGTTAGAGCAGAGCTCTCTGCTTAATCAACAGCATTTCCAGTCTCTTTCGGATGCTGGTCTGACAAAGGAACAGCAAAGAAGTGCGGAGTACAAGCGGTTAAACGAGTATATCGCTGAGCGAAAAAAACTTAACCAGGCGTTGAGCAATGATGAAATAGCCCAGATTAAAAAGGGAATAGAGGAGAAATACAAAGACCCGAAGGCACCTAAGCCAAAAAATGTCAGTGTCTCTGCCGGCGACCGAACGTCAGATAGCGTTAATGCCGAAACGCTATCACTTCAGACGCAACTGAAAGTTCTGCAGCAGCACAGTGGAATGAATGAGACGATCAGTCAGCAGCGAAAAAACCTCTGGGAAACACAGGCTAAATTTTCTGTTCTTGAGGATGCAGCTCAGACCCGGACATTGAGCAAATCCGAACAGTCATTGTTGGCTGATAAGGAGAAGATCCTTGCTCAGGCAGAGGTCAATGCCAAGTTGGGAGACCAAATAGTTGCTCAGCAGGCGTTGTCGAAACTTCAGGAACAGTTGCGCGGAAAAGAAGAAAAAACGCTCACCCTTACAAAGCAGAGACTTGACCTACTCGAGCGACTCAAAGCCAGCGGTGGAATTTCCCCCCAGGACTATGCGAAGACTTCCAGGGATGTTGCCAAAAAATCCATCACGGACTTGCCAGAAGATGTTCAGCGCTCGATGCGTAAATCGACTGAATTTGGAGGCGGCCTGTCGGGAACCTTTGGAGGTGATATAAGTCAGCTGACCCAACTTCAACAGCAATCAACCGAACTTGAGAAATGGTATCAGAGTAATTTATCCGCCCTGACTGAATACCGGCGGCAGCGTGCCGATCTGAATGCTCAGTGGGATGAGCAAGAGCAGGTGTTGCGTAAAAAGCATGCCGAAGCAGAACAGAACATTGAGCTGCAGAAAAATCAGATAGTGAATACTGCATTGCAGTCGAGCCTGGGCTCAATGGTGGATATAACCCGAACTGCCTTTGGCGAAAAATCAGCGATTTATAAGACTGCTTTCATTGCTGATAAAGCCTATGCTATTGCCCAGTCTATATTGGCAATTCAGACGGGTATTGCACAAGCTGCCGCGAACCCGTTCCCTTATAATCTTGTAGCAATGGCCTCTGTCGCCGCGGCGACGGCAAGTATTGTTTCTAATATCCAGTCAGTTGCGCTCACTGGGATGGCGCATGATGGTTTAGATTCAGTGCCTGAAACAGGGACGTGGTTATTACAGAAAGGCGAGAGGGTCACAACCGCGAGCACATCTGCAAAATTGGATGCGACACTCGATAAGGTTCAGCAGCAAAGGCAGGGAAATAACAATAAAGGCGTGGGAGATATTCATTTCCATAATACTTATACTGGACAGCCTGATCAAACTACGATGCGAGCCATCGAGAGCAGCAATAAAAGAATGGCTAAACAAATTAAGAGGGAACTGACTGCGGATGTAATAAATCCTCAAGGAGAATTTGGTCATTCACTAAGAACAATATATCCAAACAGAAGGAGGGGGTAATGTCAGATATTTTTTATCCGCATGAATATCTTCCGGCTCCTTTGCTATCACCAACAGGCGATACAGGATTTACACCAGTTAACCCTATTTTGCGAACAACTATGACCTCTGGTCGCGCCAGGCAGCGCAGACTCTATACGTCTGTACCTACGCAAAGTAATGTAAAGTGGCACTTTAAAAAAGATGGAGAGGGTCAATTATTTGAGGCGTGGTTCAAACATAATCTTAACGATGGTATTTCTTGGTTCTATATGAGGATGAAAACCCCGCTCGGGGTTAAATATTATAAGTGTCGGTTTATTAGCATTTATGATGGACCTTACTTTTTAGCGCCGAGAGGGTGGCAATATACTGCAACGTTAGAGCTATGGGAGCGGCCAGTGTTATCCGCTGAATATTTAGAGTTTCCTGATTATATTGTCAATGGAGATATTGTAGATATTGCTTCTAATAGAGAGTGGCCTAAATCATGATTCTTTTGAATAGGATTTATGCCTCAGGCGGAAATGAGGTACTTATCCAAACCTTAGACATAAATGTTGGAGATGATATTTATCGTCTTAC